CCACATCATAACCATGCGCAAGCAACGCCCCACTCTGGGGACATTATTGCAAAAAAAGTTATGCAGGGGGTGAAGATAATATAGAAAGAACGCAGGCGCGCACGCACACCCCCGCCCCCCCGGGTGCATGCCTAGCGTATACGCAAACACGCGTCTATTTAGAGCATGATTTGCACTGTCTGTCATTACTAGTGACGAGCACAACCCTTTAAACACTAGGGTTCAAGCTTGCGACGTGGCAAAGTGTTAGGATTGTACGCAAACAAGAGCTTGTGTCTCTTGGTATGGTGGAACGAGATTAATGTATTTATGTATGTAGTGTAGATAGTGCAAGTATGCATCATGTGTATTTTAAAAAAGCGTACCCACCGAGTAATGCTTTTCCCTGCAACTTACTTGCAATAAGGATTCCATGTTGGCTCGCATTCCATGCTCTCAATTTTCCATGCCACCATGCCACAAGCCCACCATGATTCCATAAAACCAGTTTGCAAGATTGCTTGTAATTATTTTGCAAGAAAGTTTATTTGCTTTTCGTCCTTTGCCATGAAATGGCAGTTGACGGCATGCTACATGTAGCATGGATACACGCTTGCAAGGTGTTTTCTTAGTTGAACGTCAAAAGACTACAAATAGTATTTTATTTCTTGCGTTATGTGCAGGTATGTGTTTTTCTGTACGAATCCAAAGCGAGGTTACTCGCACTTACTAACTAATAAAGATACTACATGAAAATACTTGCACTTCCAAAACTATCCACGCCCGGCAAGATTGACCTTGCACGCGCAGCACTTACAAATAACTTGCCAGCACTTTCTAAATTGATTGCAGCAATTCCAGGCAGCCCGGACAAAGTCAATACAACAAAGTACTTTGCCACGCGCTTTTTGACTTGGTTTGAAAATCAAGACAGGCCTAACGTCTTTTTAATATTTGGAGAGTCAGGAAATAAGAAGCTTCCTTTCTATGCTTTTAGTAGTTTGCCCGGTTTTGATTGTCCTGGTGCTGGCGCTTGTTTGTTTGGAGAAGGTAATAAAAGAGACAAAGACAACTTTGCAACGGGCTGGTGTTACAGTTTTAAAGGCTGGCGTTACCCGGCTGCATTTTTTCGTCAATTGCAAAACAGTGTATTAATGCGCAGCGCTGCCGGGCGGCTTGCAATCCAGCATGCATTTAATGAGATACCAGAGAATAAGGTTTTACGTTTATACGTTGATGGCGATTTCTCCGGCAGGCATAATATTGTTTATTGGATGGAATTAATACGTTCCAGGCCTGACGTTCAAGTTTATGGCTATTCTAAAAGCTGGCATGCATTTATCGCACTTGATGAAAGCGGTTTTGTATGGCCTGCAAATTATAAACTCAATCTTTCCAGCGGTTCAAAGTATAACAGTGCTGCCTGGCTGGAGAAAATGGGCAAGTTGTCTTGCGTGCGCGGTTCTTTTGTGGCCGTTCCCGTTGCAAGAAAACATATAACTAGCAAGGCCTATCAAGATAAAGACAATGCAGGCAGCAAGGAATATCGTAAGGACGTGCTGGCAGCATTAAAGGAAGCCGGGCATGAAAAGCGTTTTGCTTGTCCTGGCAACTGTGGCAATTGCTTGCCCAATGGTCAACATGCATGCGGTAGTGATAAACTTGCTGGTGTTACAATTGGAATAGGTGTTCACAATTAAAAGAGAAAGGTAAAACAATGAAAGTACATGCATCAAAAGGTAACGTGCAAAGGCTGGCAAACAAAGCGCACGCACTTGGTTTTAACGGGCAGCAGGCAGCTGCATATATAAAAGCGCATTTAATAACGTATGACGTGCCGCAAGATAAGCCTATCTATTATCAAATAGCATATGCTAAAGCTATGGGCGGCGTTACAGTTGGAGAGTTTGACGCAATTATGAAAGAAACATTTAACAAGTAAAACAATGAGAAATTTTCAAAGATATAAACAAGATCCCCGGATAATAACTGCGCGTTTTAATAGCACTTGCCAGGAAACGGGCAAAGCAATTGAGAAAGGACAAGATTGCGTTTATTATCCTTACAATAAAACTGTTTTCCATATGAACAGTAAACAGGCCAGCGAGTTTTTAAGCTGGCAGGAAGATGTTTACGTGCTGGGAAATAATTACTAATAGCAATCTATGGACAAAGAGAAATTAAGAATATTTTTAGGTCAATTGATTGACTTGCAAGTTATGTTTAAAAACATGAAAACCAGCGGATTAAGCTGGGATAATGTGCAGGAAATACAAGACAACTTGCGCTGCATAATAATTGATCTGGAAAACACTTTAGACTAACGAGAAAGGCGCGCCTGGCGTGCAAATATATACTTTTACTAATCCAAAATACTACAAACAAATACTATGACTTACGATATACTACTTTTACTTTTACCCTGGACCTTTCCAGCTTGGTTAATGCTGCAAGATATACTGAACGAGAAAGGGGATCTATGAAACACCACGCAGAACAACTCTTTCCAATCGCACTGCAAGAGCTGATTGCGATTGGCGAGAAAGGCATGAAACAACGAGAGAAAGGGGAGCTTGCAAAGCGTGGTGCATTGCCCCGTGAAACGGGGGCATGCATGCATGGTGCATGTAGGCAAACCTTCACAGAAAGAGAAAAGATACAACTCACATTTAACCTTAAATAATTATGAGCGAGAAACAAGTAACACACACACAAGGGCCATGGACAATTGAAGATTGCACGCCAGGAGAAAGCACAGGTTTATGCTTTGCGATCAACTCAGAGAATAACGTTATTGCACGCACCACTGACGGGTGGAAAGAAGCAGAAGCAAACGCCCGGCTAATTGCAGCAGCGCCTGAGCTTTTAGAGCAATGCAAGCTGTTTGAGAAAGTGCTTACTGTAATGATCATGGAGGGCGATAGTGGCGCGGATCTCGAAAGAGATAACTTGCAAGCAATCTTGGACAGAGTGGAAGGAGAAAGCGCAGCATGATTTATTTCGGCAAGGTTTACAATTACGAGGGCAAGAAATATCGCATTAATGCAAATACTTCTAGTCTTTCAGATGCCAATGATATTCTAGCAAGCTGGGATTACATGCCACCTCAAATATTGAATTGGATTTACAATAAAGAAATGCCCACAAAAAGATGGGATTTTTACAAATGGAAAGCGAGTAAAGAAGCATGAGCAAACAAGACAACTCACTACTCCCAAAGCTCGCCATGGGCATGACGCTATTCATAGCGCTCAAGTTTGGCACGAAAGTGCTTGCATGGTGGGCGAAGAGAAACAAGAAACAAATTAACTAAAAATATACTATGACTAACACACTAAAAACAATCCGTGATCTTTCTGATAACGCTAAAAATCTTTTTACTAGAATCTTGATCGAAGGTGATCTTGCTCGCAAGTCAGATTTCGACACGCAAGATGGATGGGAAGAGCTAGTTGAAGAGAATTTGTTGAACTGCTGGGCAGATGATACTGGAACAGAGTTCTGTGAAATTGGAAACCAAGCATAATCAAAGGAGAAATACTATGAGTGCAATAGAAGAGAAAATCGAAGAGGCTCACACTTTTCTACATCTTGCTATCCATGAGAAATCTGGTGAAGAAAGAGAAGGTATCTTGCTGGATGGATTAGCAAGTTTGCAGGAAGTTATGGAAATGATGCAGAAAATGAAACGTAAAGTAATCTATGAAACAGATCCAAGGTTAGATCCAAACTTTGAGTCTAGTGAAGGAGAAACTTAAACTCTACCCTATAGCTTAACGAGAAAGCGTTTTGATTGTATCACATGAGCATTTACCCTCATAATCAATCAAAACAACTCCTATAGCCCTTCCTGGGCTTCATACGGCATCATATGTATGACAATGTAGTCTCATAAATCCTAGAATGGATTCTTTTGATGTAAACTAGGTTCAGGTTCTAGTGAAGAGAAACGCCCGGTTGGTTTTGTAAAGGTAAGTTTAGTTGCACGCACTTCTCCATTACGATTCTTCGCAACATTGCAAATGATATTATCTTTGGTGGGATCTACTTCTTTCTCTCGGTGCATGAGAAGCACGCAGTCAGCATCCTGTTCTATGCTTCCAGACTCACGCAAGTCTGAGAGCATGGGATTACGGTTAGCACTTTCCAAGGCACGATTTAATTGCGAAAGGGCAAGCACGGGAACTTCATACTCCATTGCCATTGCCTTCAAGGAACGAGAAATGTGGCTCACCTCTTGCACTCGTGAGTCATGCCCAGGTGAAGAGAGTAGCTGCAAGTAATCGATAACGATTAAACCAAGCTCTCCTTCAAGTCTTTGCTTGGCAATGAATGCAGAGATTGACTGCATGGTGGCTTGGTTATCATCTTTGAATGTAATTGGCCATGATTGCATGGCCTGTACTTGCTTCTCTAGCTTTTGCTTATGTCCGGGTTGGAGAAACCCCTTGCTTGTAGGTTTACGTACTCCACTTGCATTAGACAAAAGTCTTCCACAACATTCTGATGATGACATTTCCAAGCTTGCATAGCTTGCACGCA